GCAATATCTTTTGTTGCATCAGTTATGAATACTAAATCTGATATTTATATTCAACAAAATTCTCAAGATGAAAATACAGGTTTTGTTAATCGTCAATGGGTATATAATGAAACAATTCAATGTAAAGTTGAACCAGTAAGTTCTCCAAATTCTTATTCCCGTGGTGGAAATAAAGCATTCGATACTGGTCAAGCAGGATATCAAGAAAAAATACAACTTAGAATTAAAACTTTAAAACCATTAAGTAGACGTTGGAGAATTGGAAATATACGCTCCAACAACAATCAAAAATTATATTTTGAAATTGATAAAATTGATGAGCCTGATACATTTTTTGAAGTATTTTCTTCACATGCAGTATTAGATCCATTTGGCAAACTTAGTTATTACGAATCAATTGTGCAAAGGGTTCCAGTTCAGAACAATGATACGATTCAAAATTGATCAAGCATCAATAAATAATATGTTTACAGAATTTAATAAAAAGTATTATGCTATTGAAGAATTAACCAAGCCCAGAACTCTTGAAGAAATTGCAAAAGCATCATTTACAATTAGCGGTAAAAAATTTGTTTCTGCAGTAGATAGAAAAGCAAAAATATTTCCTAAAAAATATCATCATGTTTATGAATGGAATCAAGTAGGTTCACCAAATGCACGATTGTTTACTTTGAAAAGAGCAAAGATTTCTGGCGGTGGACACTTAGTTATAAGTGCAGAATTTAAAAGATCCAACAGACCAGTACCTATTCCTAGAGCACTGGCTACGCCTGGGAAAACTGGAAAATATGTAAATAAAAAACATGTATTTGCAAACAAAGCACAAGTAATGGAAAACGGTCTTCCAATCAGATTTCAAACATCAAGAACAATTGCATTCTTAGCAGGACAAGGAATTACATTTGTTCCAGAGGGTAAAGTAATAAATATTTTAAATCCTGGCGGTAAACTTGTAAGAGGAGCTTTTAAACAACTTGCTTTGCAATGGTATAGAGATAATTATAGTCATGCCGTTGACTCGTCTGGAATTTTTAAAAATATTGAAAATAAACTATCATTTATATTGAATAATAAAAATGCTGGTCCTGTTCAAGCAAGACAAGCAATTAAAGAAATAGCAGAACGATATTCAGAAGGAATAAGTGTAATCTAATGGTTGATTATAACAAGAGTGCTTTTTATGAAATTAGAAGTCTTGTATGGCAAGAATTACAAGATGCGGGTTTATTTGATGAACAAAATTATTATGCTGACGGATTTACTAAACCATTAATTCCAATTATTCCATCTCAACAAATACCAGAATTTAATAACCTACTTCCTGGAATGCCATATATTACATATGATATAACGTCAAGACCATATCAACAAAACTGGTGGATTTCAGAAGAAGTAGTAACATTTAGTATTGTTTCTACAAATGCTTTACAAATTAATGCTATATCTAATCTATTAATAGATGTATTTAGAAGATATGATAAATCAGCAAAAGATATGAACTTATTTAGAGATGAAGAAAGCAATTTTAACTATCATTATTTTATGGTTGATTATGCTGATTCAGTACAACCATTTGAAACCGAAGGCGGATTCATGGTTGGAGAAATAGCAGTAATGTATGCATATAGTAGAAATATCAATACTGTTACTGGTAAATTTTTATAAATCTTTGTTTTATTTGATTTTAATGGTAATATTAACTTGAGGAAGTAAGTTTGCCAACTTTATTAATGTAAAGGTAGGTGAAAAATTAATATATGGCTACAAGCGTAAAAAATATTCTTGTTGGTGCAGCTGATCTTTTTATTAGTAATGGATCTGGCTCATCACGTCCTTCTACGTCATCCGCAAGTCTTAACACCCTCTTTGGAGGAGCAACAGGCGATGGCGCTAGAGAGAAGCTCTCTGCAAGCAATGATTGGAGAGAGGTAGGTTATACCAATAACGGTCTTAACATTTCTTATGAACCAAATTATGGTGAAGTTATGGTTGATCAACTTCTTGATGCTGCTCGTTTATTCAAGCAATCATTAAGAGTTGTTCTTACTACAGAACTTACAGAAGGAACTTTAGAAAATCTTCAGCTTTCATGGGGTCAAATGGATACCTATTATAGCGCTGACGGAAGTACTACAACAACATTAGCACAAACTACTCCAGTTACTGGAGAACAAGGTGCTACTTTGAATATGGCTGCAGGTGCTCTAGGTGATGCTCCAGTTGAAAGATCATTTGCTGCGGTAGGAAATGCTCCTTTCCAGCAAGGTCGTTCTGTAACATCTTCTGGTTCTGTAATTACAGGAAATACATCTAATCTTCGTGAAAAAGAGCGTGTTTATATTGCTCGCCGTGTTGTCAGCATTGACACCACCGCACATGCACTTAAACGTGACTCAGCAACAGTTTTCCCAGTAACATTCCGATGCTTACCTGATGATTCATATGCAGGTGCAGAATATGGTGTTGTTATTGACAGAGTTTGGGGATCAAACTAATTTAAAAACTTAATATTGACGGTTAAGCCTCCTATGGGAGGCTTAACTATTTTATGTATTAACCATAAAAATTGGTATAATTTTATATGATAAACAGGAGGAATTTTGCCTACACCAATTTATGAAATTATTGAATTAGAACTTTCCAATGGTGAAACAATTACAGTTAAACCATTACCCATTAAAGAAATTAAAAAATTTATGGAAATTATTCGTAAAACTGCTGATGAATCAATTGAATCAGAAGATCAAGTTATGGATATTTTTGTTGAAGCAGCAATGCATTGTATGAGAACTCTTAAACCCGAACTTAGCAAAGATAAAGATAAGTTTGAAGAAGTTATAGAAATTCCTACAATGATGAAGATCCTAGAGGTGGCAGGTGGTTTAAAACTTAACGACCCAAATCTCCTCGGGGCAGCCTTAGTTGGGACGAATTAGACTTAGCTGCCCTTGAGTCGGAAGTTTTTCTTCTAGGTCATTGGAAAAATTACGATGATCTAGAATCTAGTCTTTGTATAGAAGAATTGCTTATAACCTTAAAGGCTATAAGGAAAAAAGAAAATGAGGATAGGAAGTTCTTGGCTGGAGTTAACGGAATTGATTTAGATGCATCTGATGAACCAGATGACATAACAAATCTAAAAGGTTTTCAAGCAGCACAAGATGGATTCGGGATAGATCAAGGTCTTGGATTCATATCATTGGAGGGATAGTAATTGAGCCGTATTGAGTTTAAGATAGTTGCTCTTGGTGATTTTAATAATGTTCAACAAGCAATTGCTAAACTTGATCAAAGCATATCAGTATTAAATAAAAATATTGCAGGCGTTGGTTTAAAGTCTGATCAAATTAAATATATTAAAGATATGACAACTGCTTTTGATAAAGCAATTATGTCATCTGGTCAATTTTCAGCTAAAACAATTCAATTACAAACAGAAACAGAAAAATTTGGACACGCTCTCGAATCTGGAAAACTTAAATTAACAGAGTATTTTAGAATCATTAGAGATGGCTCTAAGCAATCGCAAGGAGCACTTAAAAATCTTGCAATAGAGCAAACAAAATTACAAAATTCAATTATTGTTAAAGATCCTCTTAAGGGTGGGGCTGCAACAGTATATACTCCTACACAAATTAATCAAGTAGCAAATGCTACTAAGATTGCTGCAAATCAACAACTACTTTATAACCTTGCTTTAGATAGAGGAGCAACTTCCCTCATTAACTGGGGTAAAAATACTCAGTGGGCAGGCCGTCAATTAACTGTAGGTTTAACAGTTCCACTCACAATGTTTGGAGCTCAAACATCTAGAATTTTTCAACAGATAGATACTGAACTTACTAGAATGCAAAAGGTTTATGGAACAGGTCTTGCACAACCAACACAACAGGCTCTTGCAGCAATTAGAAAAGATGTTACCGCACTTGCTAAAGAGTTGGCACAATCGTGGGGCGTTCCAATTCAAGAAACTGCAGGCATGGCAGCAGATTTAGCTGCAACAGGTAAAACTGGACTTGATCTAGTTAATGCCACTAGAGAAGCAATCAGACTTGCAAAACTTGGTGAAGTAGATAGACAACAAGCAATGCAAGCAACAGTATCCTTACAAAATGTTTATAAATTAAATACAACACAATTAGCAGAAGCAGTTAATTTTCTTAACGCAGTTGAAAACCAAACATCTACCAGTCTTCAAGATTTAGTAGATGCAATTCCAAGAGTTGGTCCAGTTGTTGCACAATTAGGTGGATCTTTTAAAGATACTGCAGCAATGATGGTTGCCATGAAAGAAGCAGGAGTTCCAGCAGCACAAGCAGCAAACGCTATTAAATCTGCAATGGGTTCTTTAATTAATCCATCTAGAGATGCACAAAAAACATTTTCTAAATTTAATATTGATTTAAAAGCAATTGGAAGAGACACTGGTGGCAAGCCAGTACTTATGTTAAAAGAATTAGCTGCTCAAATGA